TATTATTTCTGGTAATGTCATAGTCTTTTAATAATTCCTTCTAATTTTTTATCATAACTTGTATCTTCAGCCCATGGCTGTAAAGCGGCAAGAGCCGAATATAAACTAAAGCCGTTAAATATCATTTCTCTAAATTGAGTAAAGTTTCTACTGTGTTTAAGTATTGACACCATGTCTAACACTGAGTCACACGGATGTAAGTATATCTTAACTCCAAACTCAGCATTTGGATTATCTAATGGTTTCATGTTTGGTACGTTTGGGTCAAATGTTCTTATCCCAAACAAATTGTTACCTTGTAAGAAAAATCTTGAAGTACCCCATCCACTTTCCAGAGCTGCCATACCTATTATTATCTTTCTAGGTACGAAGGTCTTGGTGGGGAGGTTGTCAATACACACATTAACATTACTTATAAATTGTTCTTGATGTGGACTCAAAGCATAACTTTTAGTAGTCCATAAGATAACAATGAGTAATACCGATAGTATTCTCATATGTCTCTCCTTGTATATCTATAGGGGACTTTCTACCCCTTAGTTCTAATAGGGGTACTAATTAATCCACCTTGTATTTTGTGGTTTTTTACCAATTGTATTTTCCATAAATCTATCCAAATCTTTCTGTAATAATTCGTTTTTATGGTCGTTAAAGGCTAATACTTGGTCTCTATCCATTCTTTCTACCCAATAATTCACAGCAATAGATAATGCGTCTAATTGGTCATCATGTCGTAAAGAACCTTTATCTTTTGTAATTCTAGTTAGTTGTTTAAATAACTGGTGGTCTAATTCGTATTTAAAATCATTTTTAATTAACTCCTGGCTAACAACCAGTCTATGTTGGTTCATAACAGGCTCTAGAGTGTCTATAATACGTAATTCTTTCTGTTTTGAGTGTCTGACCTCTTCAATCGTACATGGGTGTATACGTCCCATTATAGGCTTTAAAAGGGCTGTTGCCATTCCGTCACCAAAGTTAGACTCAATGACTACATAGTTAACATCTTGTCTTTTTGCGATATTACTAAGCTGTTCTAACGTACTATCACTATATCCACCGTCTAAACCACCACATTCTGTTAAATACAGTATTCCATGTAGCATTTTAACGACAGCATAGCCTGTTTTGTCTGCACCACGTCCTGCAGGGTCAATTGACATAACTGAACCTTCAAATGGTGCGTATTGTTCGGACATATACATAGGTGCTACGTAATAATCACCTTTAAGTCCGACATTAGGCAGCTCACTATCTATATTTTTAATTTGGTCTACAGAAGAAGCCCATTGTATCTTTGTAGGCGCTTCTTTCCATGTATCTAAACCAGATACTACAATTAAATCGTTTAATTTTAACGGATACTTTTCTAAATCACTTAAAGTTGTATCAAGCATAAACTGTAATGCAAAACCACTACGTCCATAAGATGCTTGTCGTTCCATTAAGTCTACTTCGTCAAATCTTTGTGGGTCTGTAGTTTTACCAACTAATTTTTTATCTTCTTTAATAGCTTGAACTATCTTAGGTGCTAATTTATTACCTAAGTTAACTTGTTGCGTTTGTGTAGGATATAATGCCGTCCATACTCTTGTTTCAAATCCACGTTCTTCCAAGTCATTGTACAAACTCATTTCTGTCTGAGGTGTACCTAGGAAAACAATACGTCCTACTTCAGGTTTGATGATAGCGTCAAATTCTTTTACAGTCTCACCTAGCCTGTCCCTCATTAGCTGTGTTTGAGAGTTATTAGCTGACTCTACGTCATCTGCAATAATTAAATCTGCACGTGAACCAGTCAATTGCGATGTAACACCTAAAGATTTAACTGAAGGTGCGTGTGACGCTCTAGCCGGTGCAACATCAAAAGAAACTTTAGAATGACGTTGGTCATCTCTTGGTTTTAAATGATGTAACAAAGGCATTTCACTAATTAGTCTTTGTGTAAATGTTGAAAAGTCGTCTGCTCTGTTTTTACTTGCAGATACAACTAGAATGTTTCTCTGTGGATTTAGTAAAAGTTGGTGACATACAAATGCTGATGTAATCCAAGATTTACCAACACCACGAAAAGCTTCTATTACAATTCTTTTAGAACCGTTTTGTAGATAGTCTGCAATATCGTATTGTATAGGTGTGGGATTTGGTAGATTTAGGTGTTGCCAAGCAAGATATAAAAAGTTTTTAAAGTTTTTTACACTTGGCTCTACTTTTTTTGCTTTTTTATTCATAATTAAACCAATTGTAACAAGCGTAGACAGATAATAAGAGATACATACATTCCATTAGCGTTCTAGGTTTGTCCTGGTCCTTAAAAGATATTAATATCCATATGGAACATGATACTGCACCTATAAGCCAACCTATCCACTGAAAACGCACTACAGTTGACGACAAAATGGCTACTGACAAAGCTGCTAATAGAAATCCAATCCAACGGATGTTACGTTTCGTCAAATGGTAAGTCGTCTGTAAGATTAGTTTTAGGTTGTTCATCTACTTCTACTCCATAAGTTTTGCAAGTATCTAAACAAACTTTTAACTCACTTGCTGTTAACTTTTCTCCACTTGTTAACATCTCGTATGCTTTATCAACTAAAAGTTTAGGTAGAACTTTAGTTTTCGCTTCAAACGAATTAGGTTTATCTGACATTAGATTGCTAATAAAATCGCTGACCAAACAACAAGGGCTATAGCTTTTCTTTTATTGTCTTTAATCCAAGTTATAGTTTTATTTTTCCATGCTGACGGTGTTTCACCATATATTATCATTCTTTTATTCCTCTATTATTTTGTTAATATGTAATTTTCCAGTTGAGTCTATTTCAAGTTCTGCCATAACTTCTTGACAACTCCATCGTATTCTATCTGGATTTGTATTTCTTTCGGCTTCACGTTTTAGCTTCAAGCAATTTCCTATAGAGTCAGTAATCATAAATTCGTAAGGCTTATCTCCACTTTGTTGTGTAAACATAAGCAATGCAATTACTAACGCAGTCTTCATTCTATTCTCCTTTGTGTGTGCCGTTATTCCGAAGCTTGTCGATTAAAGTTTCGGCTTTCTTTAATCTATCTTCTAAAAACTCTACTTTTAATTTTAATGCGTTTATTGAAGGCAATTCTTCTTCAACATTTTGTTTTAATTTTTCTTGATTAGTGCTTACAAATTCTACAAGCATAAATAATTCTTGTATTTGAGGTGAAACCATATTTCCTTTAGGTACACCTACAATAAATTCATTTGCAGCTTCTAAATCAGATAACATTAATTTTTGTTCAGTCTCTATAACGTTAAGACGTTCAATAACTGTAAATGCAAACCACGCGCCAACTAAACACGCTGAGATTATACTTAAAAGGTTTTTCATTGGCATAGACACTGGTGTCGATTCCGATATTTTCATTTCTTTTTCTTTCTTTTAATTTTATTTTTTTCCCCTACATCAAATGTGACTACTGCTTCAATTTTATCAGCTACGTTGTCTAACCAACCAAAAAATGCGTATAAAATTCTATCTATCATTTCTTCTTAATCTTATTTAAAGTAGTTACACCAAATGAAGCCCCTACCATTGTTAAAATAATGTACCAAAACATAGGGTCAGCTTTTTGCAAAGCGTCCCAAGCTTTGTCACACCATGGTTGGGTCCAGGGCAAGAAGTGCATACCAAAAATTAGCGTGTAAAAAACGACTAAATATTCGTCTTTCCACGAATGTTCTTGTTGACGTACTTGTTCCATTTGTACACCAACTTTTGCTATATCTAATTTAGCTGCGGCTTCTATTTCTTTTGCTTTTATAATTTTGTCTTTTTCTAATTTATGTGTGATTGCACCGACTGTCTTTTCTGCAATAATTTTGACAAACGGATTTTTTACTAAAGGTAATATAAAATTTAACATTGTTTACTCCCAATTAAAATAACCTAATATGACACCAATTATTCCACCAAGAAAAACAAGTACACTTATTGCGCCTTTTCCTTTTGAAACGTCTTGTCTTAAAGATTTTACTTCTGTTTTTAATTCATCAATAGCTGTGTGTAATAATTTCATTCTTTCAGCACATAGTTTCTCATGGCTTGAAAGTCTTACACCTGCTGATACTTCAGCATAATCTTTTGATGTAATTTTTTTTCTAGCCATTATTTTCTATCTTACCCATAAAGTATAAGTATAATTTGTACTATTTGATGTTGGTTCATCAGCATAAGTTGGGTCTACATCTCTAAATACTTGTGAAGAAAAATCAGTTGCTCTTGAAACACCAAGACCTTGTGTTGTTGAAACATTATTACTATCATCACCACTTGTAATCATACTTCTATCTTGGTTTCCACTATCTGTTCCAGAAGGTTCACCAAAGAAGAAAGCAACATTAGAAATAGAACTACCAAATACATCATCATTATTACTAAAATTTGTCACTCCAAGTCTTAATGCACTTGATGTACTATTTCTAGCTTCACCAGTTGTTTGCCAAACATTTCCACTTCTTCCACCAGTAGCAAACCAATTTTGTGCTGAAGTTGCGTAAGTTGATGCGTTAGGAACATCACTAGTTGTGTACCAAA